TATATCTAACCCGTTGGAGTTATGCCGCATGCTTAAGCACTTGAACGTGACTAACGACCCGAAGCTAGAAGAAGCTCGCAAGAAGCTAGAGGAGATCATGGAGGGCAAGACCAAGGAGATGTTCAAGGAAAAGCCCGAAGTGCGCGAGGAAGTTAAGAAAGAAGTAGACGAAATTATCAAAACCTATGAGTGGTAAGGAGAACAACATGACTTTTACAGAAGTATTCCGAAAGGGTGGAACAGTCGAGCAGATAGCTAAGCGACTGAAACAAAACGATCTTCACAGATTCACTAACATGCCTGCGAATGTTTACCATTGGCGAGTATTCGATGAGCCAGTAGAGTTCCCTGAAAACGTTAGTGAATATTACGCAGGGCTAAAGAATGCACATAAGCTGCTATACAAGACGCTATTGCAAGTCGCACCTAAGATGCACAACCTTAGCTTTTGTATAGATTTGGATTACAACTCGTACTTCAACAACGTGTTTGTTTTTGATCGCCTTGAGTGCGTGGGTAGGATTTCTTACGACTCTGACGGTGCGCTTGAGTTTTGCAATTCGCGTATAGATGAGGCTTTACTTCGTAAGCGTAAGATAAAAACTAAAGCGTTGACCAAAGCCGTTGCTACAATCCGTAAGTATTTTTATGGCATGACTAAGGTTGAGCATCTTAGCGCAGTAGCAGCCCGAATTACTGGAGCTATTTCTGCGGCACACAGCGATACTGTTTACAAGAAGCGTAATGCCAGAGATCGCGTTAAACAGGAAATAGATTCGGCTTTGTTTAATGACCCGCAGCTATCGCAAGCAGTGCTACAGTATTTCCAAGCAAGTAACAGCGAGCACATATTAGAGCGATACCACGAAGCCAACGATACGCATGAGCTAGTGGAGGAAGTGTACCGCGCACAACATCGCGAGAAAGGTCTGTATGTTCGCGCAGTAGAGAGCGGCTTTGAAGTGTATCGCAAAGGTGACACTAGAGTGCGTACGTACCAACGCGACGGTTTACCTGACAAAGTACGAGGTGCTCTAGGTTTGCTTAAGTTGTCGAGTGATAACAGTTTTGTCGACAACATAGGCTTTAAGTTTGATTCGGAAAAGTTTTGGATAATGGAGGATGTAGCGAATGAACTCGCAAACTAGGGTACGTGGCAAAGGCGCTAAGCCTGCTATGGTACACACAAACGTAAGATTACCTGAGTACGTGGTTGATTATTTTAAGAACAACTACACCAACTACACTGCCGAGATACGCAGGGTGCTTGAAACCCACGTAGATAACGCAGTAGTATTTGGAGATGACCCCACAGACTAACCTAGAAATTCTAGGTTGCCCCCTCGACCCCGCCCAGTGCGGGGTTTTTTATGTCTTTACAAAGTCCAAACAGTAGGCTATTCTTCTTGAATGGCTATGACTCCCGAGAAGAAAGTTAAGAACCAAGTAGTGCGCTTACTTAAAGAGTACGGCGCGTATTACTTTTTCCCCGCTACGTACGGCATGGGCAGGAGCGGCATCCCTGACGTAGTGTGCTGCCTACGCGGGTACTTCATCGGTATCGAGTGCAAGGCAGGCAAGAACAAACCTACCCCGCTGCAACAGAAAGAGCTTGCAGATATTATAAAAGCTGGTGGTGTATCCTGCGTGATTAACGAGGACAACATGGCTGAGCTTGAATCCATTTTAACTACAGTGATGAGCAAGGATAATAACGATGGACTTACTGGTGGTCGACTTTGAGACTTACTACGCGAAAGACTACGGACTACGTAAGCTAACTACGGAAGAGTATATCCGCGACCCTCGCTTCGAGGTGATTGGCGTTGCGGTCAAGAACTATCATCAGGAAGAAGCTGCTGCCCCACTTTGGTTTTCAGGTTCAAAGAAACAGGTAGCGGAATTCCTTTCTCAGTTTGATTGGGGAAACTCAATCGCCCTCGCGCACAACGCCATGTTTGATATGGCTATTCTTAACTGGCACTTTGGGATCAGCCCTAAAAAGATTGCAGATACTCTAGCAATGGCGCGAGCTATCCACTCTATAGAAGTTGGAGGTAGCCTAGCCGCCCTCTCTGAATACTATAACTTAGGCGCGAAGGGTACAGAGGTTCACGATGCAATAGGCAAGCGGCGCCTCGATTTCACCAAGGCAGAGATGGAAGCCTATGGTGGCTACTGCCAACAAGATGTGGAGCTTACCTACAAGCTGTTCAAAGTACTTGTTAAAGATTTCCCTGTGTTCGAGCTTAACCTTATCGACCTGACTATCCGCATGTTTAGTGAGCCTACTTTAGTTCTTGATAAGGACATACTGGCGGCCCACTTAAAACAAGTTAAGGATACTAAAGAAGCACTAATGGATAAGGTGGCCCACGACAAAAAAAAGCTAACGAGTAACCCCCAGTTCGCTGAGCTGCTGCGCTCATATGGAATCGAGCCGCCGACTAAGATAAGCCCTACGACAGGCAAGGAGACCTTTGCTTTCGCCAAGAGTGACGAGGCATTCAAAGCACTACAAGAACATGAGAACCCAGAGGTACAGGCTATAGTTGCTGCCCGACTTGGGGTTAGGTCTACCATCGAGGAGACGCGCACTCAACGCTTTATCGATATTGCAGAACGTGGCACACTCCCAATCCCCCTGCGTTATTACGCTGCCCACACCGGACGGTGGGGTGGAGACGACAAGATCAACATGCAGAACCTGCCCAGAGGCTCTCAGCTTAAGAAGGCTATGTGCGCACCAAGCGGGTATAAGTTTATCGACTGCGACTTGTCTCAGATTGAAGCACGTACTCTAGCATGGCTAGCAGAGGAAGAAGACTTGGTGGAGGCGTTCGACCGAGGCGACGATGTGTACAAGATCATGGCGTCGGCTATCTATGACAAGCCCGAGACGGAGATAACAAAAGACGAGCGGTTTGTCGGTAAGACTACGATACTAGGAGCAGGCTACGGTATGGGCGCTGCTAAGTTCCGAGCACAGTTAAAGAACTTTGGAGCCGACCTACCAGAGGAAGAATGTCAGAGAATTATCGATGTATATCGTGATACATACCCGCAAATACCTGCCCTGTGGAGAGCCGCAAACAAGGCGCTCAAGACCATGATGGAAGACAAGGTGGACGAGCTAGGACGTGCTGGAATACTCACAGTCGAAGGCTCGACAGGCATACGCCTACCCAACGGACTGTATATAAAGTACCCCAACCTGCGAGTTCAAAAGGCAGAGGAAGAGGACGGGTACGACGAGACGGTTTACGACACTCGCAAAGGCAGGGCTATAATCCCCAACCGCATCTACGGTGGGAAGGTTATCGAGAACGTTTGTCAGGCATTGGCTCGTATTGTGATAGGTGAGCAGTTGCTTAGAGTTGCTAAGAAATACAAAGTAGTAATGACCGTGCACGATGCGATAGGTTGTATTGTCCCCGAAGATGAAGTGGAGGAGGCAATGCGCCATGTCGAGGAAGTAATGAGGGTGCGTCCTACATGGGCGCCGGACTTGCCGCTTGATTGTGAAGGCGGTTATGGCAGATCATACGGAGAATGTTAAGTTTTGCAGGGGTTTTTAGTATGTTTCCCCCTGTATACCCCAGCGGGCGGTGGGTAGGTTCGCGATAGCCGCAACACCCGCAGTGTATAACAGTAGCTCATCACTCCTGCTTAGGCAGTTAGTTCTCCGCGCTGTGTATACACCGGCTAGCCCACGCTACGGGCCTTTAATAAGAAGAAAGGGTAGACCTTACATGGTGACACTGGACGGATTAAACGCCTACATACGGGCGAAGAACTCAAGCACGGATACGTTGCTTGCTAAAGCCGATGGGTATTTCTACTTCACAGAAGGCGAGGGCGAGATACTCATCGATTGTTTAACCCGATGCACCTACAAGCAGTGGTGCGAAATGATAGACCAATATATAGAATGTGACTTTTAAGGAGATAAACTTATGACAACCCGAAACAAAAAAGCAAAGATAAGTAATGTAAACGATCTACGTAACAATTTATCTGACGTTTTTGAAGCGTTACGTAACGGTGATATAGCGCATAAAGAAGCTAAAGAAATTTCTAACTTGGCGGGGAAGATGATTAACTCCGCTAAGGTGCAGCTCGATTACCACGGTCTTCGTAAGGACGAAGATTTTAAGATAGACTTTTTACACTCCGAGGATAAATAGTTGTGGAGGTAAGGAAGTGTTGCGGGTGCGGTAAAACGCACCCTCTTACCCTAGAGTTTTTTAATAGTGCCAAAAGGCACGGTGTTGTTGGGTATACGTACAAGTGTAGGGCATGCCGTCGAGAAGACTACCAAAAGAACAACATTGAGCATAGCATCCGTGGAAAGCGTTGGTATGCGGAGAACAGAGAAAAAATAAGCCTGCGCCGCAAGTGGGAGAATCTAACGCCCGAAAGACTAGCCACAGTTAAAGCGCAATCCCGTGCCAGTTATCGGAGAAACGCGGAAAAAATTAGAGCTGCTATTAGAAAGTGGAGAGAAGAGAACCCAGAAAAAGTTAAACAAATGCGCGCTAACTACCAAGGCACTGAAAAAGATTTAGCTCGACGCAGACATAGAAGAGAAACGCTAGCTGATGATTATGTAAGAGAACAAATTGTTAGACGTAGCTCGCGTAAAATAGATATACCCCAAGAACTTATAGAAGCTAAAAAACTTCAGTTATTAATAGCCCGCAAAATAAAGGAAGACAAATGAGTGGAAAAGGTAGTAGACGTAGACCCCTGCTTATCTCTGCTAAAGACTTCGGGGAGAACTGGGCAAAAATCTTTGAGAAACCAAAACAGAAGGAAGAAGAGAATGTTAACAGCAGAAGTGCCAAGAACGAAAATAAGCGATCCAGTAGTGAACAAGCAGACAGCCCTACAGACACAGACGGGCGGGACGCATTATAAGAACATGGCTATCCAACCTGCCGAGTACGCAGAGAAGAACGGCTTGTCCCTGCTAGAAGGTAACGTAGTGAAATACATTACTCGTTGGAAGTTAAAGGGCCAACCGTTGGATGATCTTAATAAGGCTAAACATTGCATTGACCTGCTAATCGAGATACACAACGTCAAATGAAAATAACAATAGAAATAGATGGTGCTGATGCCGAAGAGATTATGGCTATGCTGCAACGTGCAAGCGAAGCGGTGGAAAAGCTAGAAGCCATACTTCAGGAGTTTGAAGATGCTGATAAAGTGTAACGCCGCAGACCATCTGTATTTGATTGACGATGACCCCGTGCGAGCTAAACTATTCAAAGACAATAGCGTGCGGTTTGAAGACCCGTTTCATGTATACGCAGAAATTAATAATGAGACTGGAGAAATAGCCGCAGTTGTTTGTGCAATCATTTGTAAATTTGTACCGCAAGACGAGAGACAGCTAAAGTTTATCGCCGCAGGTAAAGTCACGCAGATCGAAGAAAAGTTAGCAGAACGTGAAGAGATGTATGGCGAATTGGGCACCGTACTGTGCCCTTACTCAATCTGGTCATACCAGAAAGGACACGGCAGGCAGCTAATCAACAACCTATTAGAAGCTACACCTGTGATGCACCCAGAGGTAGACGCAGTAATAACTATGTCACCGCACACAGATACTGCTATGAAGTTTCACTTGAGTAACGGAGCAGGTATATTTTCCTCCAACGAGGCTACTGTTAATTACGAATACGAGGTGGAAGATGTCGTACTTCACTGAGCTTACAGCTGCGCTAGAAGAAGCAGAGTTCTGCGCTAAAGAAGAAAAACGTACCTATGGTATACGCATAGAAGGCGAGCAGTTCGAAGTGTATCTAGTAGAACGACGAGGAGCGCACAATCCTTTAGAAATATCCGGCAGGATGGTAAGAAGATGATTACCCCCGCTCTTATGTGCGTTGCTATGGCAGTGTACTTTGAAGCGAGGGGCGAGCCGACCGAAGGGCAGGTTGCAGTTGCTCTAGTAATAAGAAACAGGATAGAAGACCCACGTTACCCAGACAATGCGTGTGATGTGGTTAAGCAAGGGTACTACTGGAACGGTGTACCGATAAGAAATAAATGCCAGTTTAGTTTTTATTGTGACGGGAAAAGTGACGAACCTAAGAACAAACAGGCGTGGTTTAATTCGTTGTACATTGCTCACTTGAGCGGTTTCGTACCTGATATTACAGACGGCGCGACCCACTACCATAGTACAAAGGTGTTCCCTGAGTGGGCTTACACTGGAGAAGTTACAACCAAGATACACAAGCATGTGTTTTACAGAGGCATACTTTAGTGACCACGACATGGACTGACGTTTTAACCCTCGAACAAAAAGAAGAACAGCGTAAAGAGATAGCAAAGCAGATAGAAGAATACTTAGCTAGAGGCGGGAAGATAACCCAGTGCCCGCGCAACGCTTACACTGATACTGACATTGAGGGTAAACCTAAGCGTAAATTCGACAGACTGACCACGTTGGATTCGTTAACTGACCCAACCAAAAGACAGATAGGCGGGTTTGTGCTACATAAAAAGGGGCAAAAATAATGTACGAATATAACTGTAAGATTGTGAGGGTAATTGATGGGGACTCAATCGTCGTTGATATTGATCTTGGTTTTGGTCTGTGGATTCATGGTGAGTCTATCCGTCTTTTTGGCGTGGATTGCCCCGAGTGTCGTAGCAGAGACCCGAAAGAAAAAGCAGCAGGACTTGCCGCAAAGACGTTTGTCAAGGGATTGCTACACGATGGCGGGACTTACACTCTCACCACAAAAGAAAAAGGAAAGTTCGGACGCTACTTAGGTGTTATAATGTTGAGCGACAAAACTTCAGTTAACGCCGCACTAGTAAGTGAACACTTAGCCGTACCGTACTACGGGCAAAGTAAACAAAAAATAGAAGATGCCCACGCAACGAACTACGAAATCCTAAAAGAGAAAGGTCTACTATGAAACCACGTGTAGTTTGTTGGT